AAGCAATAAAGGTTATGACAAATTTAGATTATTTAAAGAGTAAGGTAGGTACAATCTTCAGTGACAACTTTAGTACCACCGGTGCTAGTCTATTGATTAGAGTAGAAGAGGATATGAATAAGGCCTACTACATGGAGTGTTATGGTGAACATGCCAATGTATCTGGTAGAAGAGTAGATGGGAGTAAAAGGACAGATAAGTTGTATCATCCTACACCGGGATTAAATACAATGTCTATTGCTCAGTTAGAGAGATGTATAATAGGTATAGTATAAAAGCATATGAATAAGATATTAACATATATAGCGTATACAATCATAGGAGTACTAACTCTTATAGCTGCTGTAGGTATAGTACATGTGCTGATACACATAGGTGTGAGTCTACTAGGGTTTATATTCAACCAAACATTAATAGCTCTTGTCATTGCCGTAGTTGGGACTGGCCTCCTTTTTCTTATCCCTGATAGGAAGTAGGTGGTCAACTTGCTGGAAGCTAGACATCATGGTGATATAACACTGACAGTATAGTTCCCTAACCGGTTGGTAGTCTGCCTGGCTCTGCCATACGTGGTAGCATATTTCTTATGATTTTTAGGTATATAGTAATATATATGTATATATTGTTATGGATCTTCATCATCCAAATCCAACTTACTCCATCCATCCGGAGGAAAAGGTAGGTCTTCTTTCTCACCCCTATTCTTATCCTCTCTCTCCATAGGTTTTACCTTAGAGTACCTAAAATGTATATATAGAACCAATACTATCGACCATAGGATCGTAATCATCAGTGTTAATGGTGTTCTTAGTATGATATATTGTGCAATTACCATAGATATTAGGCCTATTGCTATCCATACTAGTAGTTTAAATGTTCTGTCTGACATCATATTATGTTTTCATTACTTTACTATATGCCTTATTGTATACATCTGTAAGAGCCATATTAGGACTTTCTGCTCTTACTTTAGCTACTTCTTTGAACAAACTCTCTCTTTGTCCATGTTCGTGTGCACTATATACGAGGTCCTCTATACTTGACATAACTATCAGATCTTATTATATAATTAATATAAGAAACTTTTGGTTAAGAAACAACAAATATCGAGAAAATTTTTTAGCAATTTTTTTTTGTATATAGGGGTTTTTCTTCGTATATTGACTTTATCCTATTTATATAAGAGGATTATGAATAAATTAGACCCACATACACTATTTTCTATCTTTGAAAAAGGAGATGAAGAGATATATGAAGAGCACGGACATAGAGGTGTTCTTGATAATCCTTTCGTATTAATGAATATGGTTACCAGAGGCTTAGAAAACTACGAGCTAATGTGTGCTTTGTATATTCGTAACTACCCTAAGGAATTTGTAAAGGTAGAACCTTCTATTAAATTAAAGTACTATAACAAGCTTTACGGTTATTTACTTCGTATAGATGTTAATTCTATAGAAGATATATATACCATTGGAGAGAGTTACGAGAGAAAAGATGCTCAAACTGCTTTAGAGGTACTACTATGTTATTATGAGTTTATAGAGCAATATGAGAAGTGCGGGGTAATACTAAAGTATATAGAAATGCTTGTATTAGAAGAAGCAAAATATTATATAAAATAGTCACTAAAAAAGTTGCCTCACATAGTTATTTTTCGTATCTTTAAGTATAAGATAAAAAGATAAAGGTTATGGCAAATTCAAACACATTTTCAATTTCTAATCAAAGTCAATTCGATGAATGCCTGATGTGGGTTTCAGATCTATACAAAGATGTATATGGCATGAGACCTAGAGGGTATAACTTCCACAATTGGTCCTTCCAGGAGTTAACTGATTTCGTAAATGACCTCTCTGATGAACAAGACAGGGTAATAGCTGATGAGAAGGCTTTCGAACAGAAGGCCCTTAAAGACGTAATGTCTGTGGGAGCTCCTGATAAGAAGACCGCTCTTAGATGGTTAGATCAAGCTGATGCATTCTTCATGTATGGGGATGATAGCTTCTATGATGATCATATTGAGAAGTACGGATGGGTGTCTAAACAATTCGGATTATGTTAGATATAAATCTTCGCGGCAACTTGCGCGCGTTTCGCGCGGCGGCCTACGGTATATTCCTCACCCTCGCCCCTTTCTACCTATCCGCCCAACAAATATCTGTAGTTGATTATAAATCCCAAGCTGAGGTATTGGTGTTTGAAACGGAGTATAGATCTCAAGCAGATGTAATTGTATACAAAACTAACTATAGAAGTCAAGCAAAAGGTAATAAAGGTACATGGTTTTTTACTAAGTATGTAAGTCAAAGTGATAAAAAGGTATTTTTTACTCATTATAGGTCACTTGCCGACGTAAAAGTGTACTTTACAACGTATAGATCCCAGGCTAAATGGGTAAATTTAAATAAAAAGCACTTTTTTCACTAAAATAGTTGCCTTTCTGCCTTAGATTTAATATCTTCTATATATGTTATATAATATAATTAATAAGATATAATAAAAATATATTTAAATAAATATAATATTGAATAATATAATAATAAAATAAATAATAATAATAATTTAAAAAGGTTATCTATGTTAAATGCGGAACAAATTGGTAAAAACTACGAAAAACACTTAAAAATCATTGATACCTACTTAGGTGGACGTGCTATAGCTTGTAAAGAAATGTTAAAACACATGGAAGATAATTATGTTATGGCACCTGCTAGTGGTAAAACTTGGTATCACAATGCTTTTGCCGGTGGATATGTAGATCATGTTAATAGAGTAGTTCAATATGCTGTTGAACAGTCTAGATTATATGAGAAAATGGGAGGTACTTTAGATTATACTGAAGAGCAATTAGTATTCGCCGCCCTCTTCCATGATTTAGGTAAGATAGGAGATGGAGATCAACCAAACTATATACCTCAGACTGATAAATGGAGACAAGATAAGCTTTCAGAGATGTATACTTACAACCCAGATCTTCAATTTATGTTAATTCCAGACAGATCTTTATTTATTTTACAGAAGTTTGGTATTAAAGTAGATCAAAAAGAGTTTTTAGGTATAAGATGTCACGATGGAGTGTTTGATAAAGCTAATGAAGCTTACTTTTTCAGTAATGTTGAATCATCTAGACAGAAAACATCGCTAATCTCAGTTTTACATACAGCAGACTTCTTAGCTTCTAAAGTAGAATACGATATGTGGAAAAGAAACGGAGGAAGTTCTAAACCTTCAGTACAGAAAACAAAATCAACAACTGGTAAGAGAGTAAATTCTTCACCAGGATTAACTAATATGCTTAAAAACCTATAATATGAATTGGAATCCTACAACATTTTACATAATTATTTCAATATTAGTTGCTTTTTCCGGAATTTTATCTTATATTGTATTTAACCTACTTGGAAAAGTAGAGAAATATGAGGATATAGCAGTAGATCAAGCACAATATTTACAGAATATATCGAAACTCATTAGAGATTCACAAAAGCACCTAAAAGATCTTGATGAAAGGGAGGTCTTTAAGTCAGATGACGAGGTCGGTTACTTTTTTAAACAAATGCAAAACGTGCAAAAAGAGCTAACCAGATATATGCTCCCAGAAAATTATGGCAAGAAAGAAAGCAAAAGCTAATTATTTTACATCAGAAACAGAAGAATATATAAAGAAGTATAATGTATCAACAGACAATGACTACAGAAATGATATATTTACTAATCATATTTACCTACCTTTTTACAAGTTAGCAGAGAATATAATACATACTTTTAAGTTTTACTACACAGACGTTGATAAAATAGAAGATTTAAAACATGAAATAGTCTCCATGTTACTAGAAGAGAAGATTATGAAGTTTGATCCTGACCATGGAGCAAAGGCATACTCTTATTTTGGTACTATTGTTAAAAGGTGGTTGATTAACTACAACAATAAAAATTACAAAAACCTTAAAAAGATTGGTACCTTCGACGAAATGCATGATAGCCACACTCCTTCTCCCATTGGTAATGAAGAGAAAGCAATCACGCTTGGCAACTTCCTAGATATATACGTAGAAAAGATGTACGATGTATTAGAAGAGCTTTTCCCCAAAGAACAAGAAAGAAAGATAGCAGATGCTATTTTAACTATTTTCAAAACAAGACAAGATTTAGATATATTCAAAAAGAAAGCTTTATACATCTACATAAGAGAAATGACGGATTGCGAGACTCCTCATTTAACAAAAGTAGTAAATAAACTGAAGGTAGAGTTTTACGAATTGTATGAAAAATATAATAATATAGGACTTATTAGAACAAAGTTAGTTTAAATCTATTTATAAGTAAATACTTATTATGGATAGTAGTAAAGAAATATTTAAAGGAAAATCCCTTTCTGACTTATTCGGTGAAATATACGACAATTCTAGAGAAACAAAAGGACAGGTTAAAGCCTTAATAGGTGAACTTAAACCTCTCATAGAAAATATCGGCGATGCAACGTTAATAGTTCCTATGATTAAAGAGTATATGGAAATAGGTGTAAAGAACGATGAACACCTTATTAAACTAGCAACAGTTATACAGAGAATAGAAGCAATACAAGCAAAAGGAGATGGAGCAGAGTTATTTGATTTCGAATCTCTTCAAGACTTATTAGAAGAAAGCGAAGAAGTAAAAGAAGAAATTCAGGACGTTAAGAACGAAAACAAAGAAGAGTAGTGACATTCATAGATTATAACTTTAGAACGAAAGGCAGTGAAAGTTCTACACCTTCAAATGCTAAATCAAAAGAAAACTTAGCGCCCGCTAGAGTTATTGATATAATAATGGATGATGAACATCCAGAATATAAAATATACGGAGGTCCAAATAGCCTTGGAATGATATACTACAGGTTTATATCTCAAGAAGGTATGGACCTATCAGATGACGGAGAATCAGAATACACCGGAACTGCATTTCCAATGAATAGTACTCACAAGCTACTACCTCTAAAGAATGAAATAGTTCTTCTTACAACAGGTCCAGACCCATTAGTGGATGAAGGATCAGGGGAAGGTAGAATATACTATACTACACCTTTTGCTATTTGGAATCACCCACATCATAATGCTATCCCTGCAAAAACAGAAGAAAAACCAGAAAAAGTTAACATAGGAGAGGGCATTATCCAGAATGACAAAATTGCTCCTCTACAACCTTTCGCTGGAGATACCTTAATGGAAGGTAGGTTGGGACAGTCAATAAGGTTCGCAGGAGGTTTATCCACTAAATCACCATTTACAGACGACACTAATAATAGTAAACCTTTAATTATTATAAGTAACGGACAAAGAGAAACAGAGAATGGATTTAATCCTATAGTAGAAGAAATAAACGAAGACCCAGCCTCTATTTACCTAACAAGCGATAACACCATACCACTTACTCTAGCAAACGATAAAAGAGACTCATATAATGACTCCCCTGATACTCCCAGTAATTATAAAGGTTCTCAACTTTTATTTAATAGCGATAGGTTAACATTAAATGCTAGACAGAGCGACATTCTTTTATCTAGCGCTGCATCTATAGGTTTAAACTCTTCCACAGTTAATATAGACGGAAAAGAATATATGTGTATAGATGCAGATAAAATATTCTTAGGTAAAAAAGCAAGAATTAATGAAGGAGCAAACAAACAACCCGTAGTACTAGGTCATAGAATTGAAGCATTCTTACAAGACGTTTTAGATCAAATGATATCCATATCTAAAGCAATGGGAAAAGCCAAAACTATCAAAGGTGACCCAATACCAACAGTAAACCTAAGAGGAGCATCCTCACAGATAATATTTAAACAACTTAAGAATCAATTAAATCCAAGTGGTGGAAGTACATTGAAATCTAAGAAAACATTTGTAGAATAATGCCCTGTAGTATCCCTCCATCGAATCTCGCACTCTTTATAGCCCAGTTCTTAGCTAAGCTAGAAGCTTATATTATAGCAAAAGTATATGAAGAGGTAAATAAAATTATTGAAAGACTAATGGGGCAAATATGTCCACCTGTAGAGGAGATAAAGAAAATATTAGCTATAAGAGATAATCTAGTAAACATGATAAACGGGTTAGAAAAGAAGATAGAACCTGTAAGAAAGTTTGCCGATATACTAGACCCTCCAATTAAAGCCGGGAAAGTAACCGTTCTTGTATTAGAGCAGCTTCCACTCCCGACAGCTATAGGTGTATTCCCTGCTAAAGATTTTGGTGGTCTTATTTCTGCTACATCGACAGGAATGCAAAATAGGTTCTCACAGCTTTTAAATATAGCTTGTCAGATTATAGACCTACTTGAAAAAGATCAGAAAGCAATAAAAGATTTAACTGATATAAGTTTTGACGGACTAGTACCAGTAAAACAGAAACTTGAAAGCATAGACATAAAACTATTTGAATGTGTAGATAAACTTCCTCAAGCTCAAAAAACAGAAGTTTTAAGTTTGATAGAAAATTTACCTTCTAATGCCGGATTAACTTCTATGTCAGGAGACGGATCTGGAAAGTATTTTTATAAAAATTATGTAATAACAATTCAAGAGGATAAAAATTCTCCTGGATTTGCAAAAAAGAGGTTCGCACAAGTTGAAAACGCAAACGGAGTTGTACTAATGAAAGGACCTTCCTCGTTTAGTTCCTCTACAAGGATACTTATAGACGAAATAAAATTTAGAATTAACAATCAACTTCCATAACTTAACTATTTATTAATATGAAACTAGATCAATTACGTAAAATTATTCGTGAAGAAGTCAGATCAGCTGTGAAGGAAGAGTTACAAGATGTAATTACCGAAGCAGTTAGAGTAGCCAGTCAACCTGGTTTACAGACATTATCTGAGCACAAACCAATTGAAGTGAAAGAAAAAACACCTTTCACTGCACCAACAGCTGGTAAAACATCAATTGAAGATATGCTACAAATGACTAAAAACAATATGACTAACGAAGAATACAAAAACGTATTCACCGGAACGGCAGACATGGTAAAAGGAGCACCTAATATGGCAACTAACATGTTAAATAAAATGAGCGCTGGCGCTGGTAGACAGCCTGGCATAGATATTTCTAACCTAGACTTTGTGAAAAAAGCAGGTCAAGTGTTAAATGCATCTAATCAGAAAGATAAAGAAAAAGTAGCACTAATATAGTATGGCATTTGAAGCAAAGAAAATAAACCCATTAGACTTACAGCCAAGAAAAGCTGTAGGTATTTCTTTGCCGTTTACTGGTAAAGCAGTTTTTAATTCTACTTATGAAACAAAAGAAGCAATTAAAGCTAACTTAATAAACTACATATTGACAGGTAAAGGAGAAAGGTACTTTAATCCAACATTTGGTTCAGGTATAAGAAACTTAATCTTTAATAATATAAATAGAGATTCACTAAGTGATTTAGAGTTTCTTATTAGAGATGCACTACAGCAATATTTTCCTAAACTTGAAGTAATTGGACTTAAAATAGACGGTAAAACAGAAACTAACCTAATATCCTTCTCTTTAAACTTTAGAATAACTGATACGCAGTTAGAAGATGAAATAACAATAAATTTTGAACAATAATGGCTCAAGATATTAAAATTAAATACACAGACAAAAACTTCTCAAACCTGAGAGGTCAGTTAGTTGAATTAGCAAAAAACTACTTCCCTGACACCTATAACGACTTTTCACCTACCTCACCAGGTATGATGTTTATGGAAATGTCTGCGTATGTAGGAGATATACTTTCTTTTTACCAAGACAGTCAATTACAGGAAACATTCTTACAGTACGCACAAGACCCAGGTAACCTATACTCCATGGCTTATATGATGGGATATAAACCTAGACTAACAACATCAGCTAAAGTAAAAATTCAACTTACACAAAGAGTAGCAGCAAAAGCAGCAAACTCTAACTATAGTCCAAACTTTGATCAAGCTCTTGTCATTGGATCCAACAGTAGCGTAACTGCAGGAAATCAAAACTTTATTCTAGATAGAGGTGTAGATTTTTCTTTCTCTAGCTCTTACGATGATACCCTTACCACAATCTACAGTATAGACTCAAACGGAAACCCTACAGAATACGAATTAATTAAATCAGTTAATGCAACAGCAGGGGAAATAGTTACAAAAACTTTTGCTGTTGGTGCAGCTTCTAAATTCTTAACATTAAGCATAGATGATACAGAGATAATAGGGATACTAGATATAAAAGATAGTGATAACAACCTCTGGAGTGAAGTACCGTATTTAGGGCAAGACACAATATTTAGCGAAGCTATAAACAACGGAGATAATGCAAACCAAGTACCTTACCTACTCTCTGCTACAAAAGTACCTAACCGGTATGTTACTAGATTTAACTCAACCGGAAAACTACAAATACAGTTTGGCTCTGGAATGTCTTCTACTAATGACGAAGTATTTTTACCAAACCCAGAAAATGTAGGATCTGGAGTTGAAGGTGTTGGAATAAGAAGAGCAGATCACGCTTACGATCCTTCAAATTTTCTATTCTCATCAGCATATGGAAACTCTCCATCTAATACAACTTTAACAGTTAGGTATATAAAAGGCGGTGGAATAGCATCAAATATAGAAGCAAACACTGTAACAGGTATAACTGCAACGTCTATAACTGCTACAGATACAAATTACCAATCAACACTTACGGTAACTAACACAGAAACAGCAATAGGAGGAAGAGATAAAGATACAGTTGAAGAAATCAGGCAAAATTCACTAAGAGCTTTCAACGAACAAGGCAGAATAGTAACTAAACAAGACTATGCTTTTAGGGCTATGACTTTACCGTCTACATTAGGTTCAATCGCTAAGACATCAGTTACTACAGATGCAGACATAACAACTAGTGACTCTAACGTTTATAACCCATTAGGAGTATGTTTATATGTTTTAGCGTATGATAATAACAAGCACTTAACTCAAGCAACACCTCAATTAAAAGATAATTTAAAAAAGTACATAGGACAATTTAAATCTCTCACTGATGGATGTACTATTAAAGATGCCTTCGTAATTAATATTGGAGTCAAGTTTGATATTATTACCCTACCTAGCTATAATTCTAGAGAGGTAATATTACAGTGCACACAGGTATTAACAGATCATTTTAATATAGACAAATGGGCTATTAACCAGCCGATTAATATATCCTCAATTTATACACTTCTAGACAGAGTTAAAGGAGTTCAGACAGTGCAGGATATAAAGATAGAAAGTAAAGTAGGAGGAGTTTATTCTACTTTTGATTATGATATCAAAGGAGCTACTATGAGTAATATAGTTTACCCTTCATTAGATCCTATGATATTCGAAGTAAAATACCCTAATAACGACATTCAGGGAAGAGTAACAACATTATAATATGGCACTATATAGAATATTTCCCGAAAAAGATTCCTTTATTTATACAGAAGGACCATTAGCTAATTTAGGTAGAGACGCCCTATTAGAAGTAGGAGGATACCCAACCTCAGCAGGAGGACAAACCCTTAGAAGTTTGATTAAATTTAACTCTAAAGAAATTACAGATGTGATTAGAGATAAAATCGGTCTAAGCCTTCCTGCCAATACAGGGTACTCAGCCAGTTTACACTTATCATTGAACTATGCAGCAGAGCTACCAATAAACTACTCTATAGATGTACACCCCATAGCTGAAGACTGGGATGAAGGAACAGGTAAATTCGGGGACATGCCTATTAATAAATCAGGAGTTAGCTGGACTATGAAAAATGCTGCAGCAAATAGGTGGTCATCAGGAAGTTTTGAAATCTCTGCCACAGGATTCACCTCAGGATCAAACGAACTGCATACAACTAGTTCATATAAAGACGAACTACCAGGAGGAGGATTCTGGTACTTTACCTCAGGCTCATCAAATACACCTTTATCGAGCAGTGTAGAATTTACTAAAAATTCAGATCACGATTTAGATATAGATGTAACAAAGATAGTTCAGTATCAAATGAATAGCTATATTGCTAACTATGGAATGTTAGTAAAGCTTCCTAACTCACTAGAGTTTAATCCTTCTTCATCTGTTAGGTTAAAATACTATGGAGAAGATACTAACACAATATACCCTCCTTATTTAGAAGTTAAGTGGGACGATTATACACATACATCGTCTCTTTCAGAAATCACAGATCCAGAGACAGTTATATCTATAAAAAATAATAAAGGAAAATATACAGACGAAGGAAAACAGCGCTTTAGAATACACGCTAGACCTAAGTACCCTACACGTACATATACCACATCCTCAGCATATACATCTAATCATACACTTCCAACAGCATCATACTGGGGACTTAGAGATGAAAACACAGAAGAAATGGTATTTGATTTTGATAGTAACTATACTAAAATAAGTGCGGATAATACATCAAATTATTTTGACATTTATATGGATGGACTGCAACCAGAAAGGTACTATAGGTTGTTAATAAAAACAGAAATCGACGGCACAACCTCAGTAATAGATAATGATCAAGTATTTAAGGTAGTAAGAAATGGGTAAAAAAGTAGAAATAAAAAAGACTGTTTTTGACCGTAAAGGGTTTAACGGTGTAATCGACAGTAGGTTTAAGTTTTTTAAAGAACCTATACCGACAGTTGACCCTGATACTGTTCAAGAACTCTTTAGACTCTACGATAAGCTTTACGCTCTTATACCAATAGAAGGAGAAGAACAATCACACCAGTACCTAGTAGAAAGAAGCTCAGAATTATATAAAATAGATTCACAATTAGAAAGTATTCAACCCCTTTTAGACGAAATAGCATCGTTAAGAACACAGTTACTTGAAGGAAATAGACGTATATTAGAGTTAGAAACCAAGTTAGCAGGTGGTGGAGATATTAACTTTGCAGACGGAGAACAAATGGCTCTTCTAAGAACGCAACTAGATACTGCAAATGCAGCAATAGCTTCATTAGAAATGGCTAATACCTTAGCAAATAAAGCAACCGAAGAAGCCTCCGCAGCAGCAACTGCAGCAGCAGAAGCAGCAGCTAAAGCTAAAGCAGATCAAGAAGCAGCAGAAAGTGAAGCTGCATCAGCAGCAGACTCAGCATCTGATTCAAAATACATAAACGAAATAAAAGACCTGTTTAATAAGAAAGGTACGGATTACTACCATGCTAAGAACCTATTAAGTGAGAAAAAATACTATATCGCAGCTTTTAGATTTAGCAATGGGAGATGGGATTACGGAGGGTATATGTTTAAAAGAGCTCTACAGGCTTACTCTTGGTTAATAGAAGATACAGGTAACAGAAACTATAATGATAAATACAGATATAAAATGTTATTTGATGATCGTACAGAAGCTAGAAGACTCACACTACAGTATGTAGTTAATAATCTAGAAACAGCAGGATATCAAGCAGATGAGATAGTAAGGGCAATAGAAGAATTAGGTAACTTTAGAGGAAACGTAAAAATGAGACTTATTGAATATAGAGACGACCAAAAAGAGGATAGAGTAGGTTATAACGTAATAAGATAAATAAAGCATAGGAATGGCAAAGGTAACATATACATTACTGGATAGAGATTATGATTCAATACCAGAAAACGAAAACTACTCTCAAAGCGATATAAATCTAATAGAGAACTATCAGGTTAATAAAAGTTTTAGAGCAGACCGTCATTATATTGAAACGCACTTCTACTCTTTAAATAATAGTAAAATATTTTCACTATATAACTATGACATATCAACTGATGTAGATATAGATGCAGAAGGGAATGTAACCAACTTAAATCTAAAACCTGAACAGCTTTCTATAGATAACGGCTTTACTGGTGTAGATCATAAAATAGTTTATCATTTTCTAAATGACTTATACTCCCAAACAGATAGCAAACAGCCTCTCTTTATAAACACGATATCTCAAGATAGAAAGGAAGTACTTTTATATACTGATGATATTGATGTAAATACATTAATTACCAAAACAGAACAGCTAAAAGCAAATATAAACAGTAAGTCTTATTTTGAAGAATATTGGTTAAATCTGGGAGACAATGATTTATATATTGTAACTAATGTAGACGTATACGAACTAGAAGATAAATTCACAGTAGCTTTAAAGTTATATGAACCTCTTCCTAAGACTTTTGACATAAAACACCAAGTTCAATTAGTTGAAAAGGTTAGTGATTCAATTGTAGTCGAGGTACAAGTAGAAGTAGAAGACGAACCAGATATTACTCCTAAACTAAGAGGAGCCAACTTTGATATAGAGTTAGATACAAATAATCCAACTCCAACAGAGTACCTTAATTATGATGAGTTGTTTAGTTATTCAAATGCTAATTCTAATAGGGAAATATACTCATATATAAAAGATAAAAGCGTTAACATAAACATAGACTACTCAGACTATGAAAACTTTATACACTTTTCTTCTGCTCAAGAAAGATTAAAAAACTTTAAATATAAAGTTGAATTGCTTCAAACGTACGATAGCAGTAAAAACGCAATAATTAATTCTGCAAACAGTTCAGGTAGTATATCTCACTTTGACAGATTAATAAACGGGGTAGTAGAAAACTTTGATCACTATGAAAAAGATATGTACTTTAATAGTGGATCAAATTGTTGGCCTAAATTAAATTCTGCTAAACCCTATATTAACTCACACTCAACATCCTCTGCTTCAATAACCTGGTACGCTAGTCAACTAACAAGTGCTTCTAATTATGACACTTCTAACTACGACGTATTAACCAACACATTACCTTCTTATATAGCAGAAGACAGTAACAACAGCAATGCTTCTCTTTTTGTTAATATGGTCGGACAGCATTTTGATAATCTATGGGTTTACACAAAAGCTATTACCGATAAATACGATAATGATAATAGAGTTGATGTAGGAATATCCAAAGATTTAGTTAGAGAAGTACTAAGTTCATTTGGTACTAAACTTTATAACTCTAAAGAAGGGTCAAATGATTTATTTAAGTATTTGGTAGCTGATACATATGACAGTGGCAGCAGTGAAGAAGTAATAAACAAATTCAGACAAGTACCTAATATTCCATCAGACTCACAACCTCTTGCTAGAAAAGAATACGAGGGTGAATTATATAAAAGAATATACCATAATTTACCGTATCTAGTAAAAACTAAAGGAACTGAGAGAGGTTTAAGAGCTCTTATTAACTGTTTCGGAATACCATCAGAATTCCTTAGTATTAATGAATATGGAGGTAACGTAATAGGTTCTCAAAAATTCTTTGGAACAGAAGGCTCATTAACTCCTGATTCTGTCAACTCTAATGATGTTAAAGTAGATAAAGTAAGAACCGAAACAAGAGCAAGCGGATCTGCAGGTAAGGTATTAACCAAAAGTAAATCAATACAAAAATCAGAAACAACCAGAACACCGGATATTCATAGACTTGAAGTTGGATTTTCTCCTGCAACGAGTATAAATAAGTTCATAATTGATCAACTTCCTACTTCTTTTAATATAGATGACTTCATAGGAGATCCAAGAGAGCAAAACAAAAACCAGTATTTTGATTTGATGAAAGAAGCTCATAGGGTACTTCATAGCTCTACACAGAGAACAGAACTAAACGATTTTATAAGGATACTTAAATTTTACGACAACGTACTGTTTAAGATGATAAAAGATTTTGTACCAGCAACAGCTACACTAGATACAGGTATAATTATTAAACCTCATGTGTTAAATCGATCTAAAATTAAATCACCGGAACTATCAGGAACACGCCCTGAATATAGCGCCAGTATTGATATGTTAACTACTTCTGGCTCTGCCGGAGGAGCATATGAAACAGTACCTGTACTTACACCTTACACTAGGGTATTAGAACACCAATGGACAAAAGGATTAGGCGGCAGATCTAATTTTGTGTTTAAACCCGACTTTAGTAATATAAACTCACCAAACCCAGGAGAAATATTAGTACACGGAACCGAATTATATCACCCAGACGGTAACCTTTATAACTTTGATGATAGAGCTTTCGCAATATATACTCCGTATGAAGGATCAGTTTCTAACGATATGTCTTTCTATCTAATGTTCAGCTCTGAATCTATACAAAATAGGTTTAATATGGCAGGAGCTGGATGGACTATAAGTAGTTTTACCAACAAACACCCACACCTTATACCAATAGACTATAGCCCTAATGGACAAGATAGCTGGGTAGCGAGAGATAATAACTCCAACATTTCCGCATCATTTACTCCACTAGATAACGACGTAATTATCGCAGCATTTACATTAGAAGCGGAAACAGATAGATTAACAAGTTTTACTAATTTCACAAAGCCCTTAATAACTTTACCTAATGGACCTAAAACAACCATTCATAAAGAAACTATAAAAACACTATCAGGATCAGTAGATAGATGGATAGAAGATGAATCTCCTAAATTAAATGGAGAACTAGGCGGAACTACTATTGAGGTAACTGACGGTGAATTAAACGTATTAAATGAATTTAAACAGGTTAATGTACCAGCATTAAATTACGACGTCATAAAAATAGACCAAGGATCATCTGTTACATATACTTCTTTTAATATTGATAAAGACGCACCATCAACAACATCTACAGCATCATGCGGTATATCTCCTAATATAAATGATATACTATACCACAGTGATACCGGAAGCTACCCAGCAACCATTGGTACATATGTATTTACAGATATAGCCGGAACTAATACATTCGCAGGTGATACCGGAGATAAGTGGTATAGGCTAGGAAACGCAACAACAATACGTATATCAGGTTCAGCCGGAGGTAATGCAGGTTATGTAGGAGAAATAGTACCCTGTAGTGACTTTGATAATACAGCTCCTTCCGGATATAGAGCAGTATGGAACCAAAAATACATTAATTCCACCAACTACACCTCAGCTTCATTTGCGATATTTGGAGGAAACTTTGGCGAAACCTACCAAGTAACTGCCTCACTAGAAAGCGATCCCACTGAAGTAGCATACGACACAGGTACTATATACCACTCTACAATGAGTGTACATCTAGACACCACCGATATAACAGATGGCGCAAACGTACTATTAAACGTAAAACTAGTTGATACAGCAGGTAACGTAGGGTTACAGGCAACTGCTCATAATCCAACAAGCGGTACTAGTATAAACAGTTTAACAGCAAGTTTAAAAGATATAATAGCACCATCAGGCTATAACGTAGATTTTAAAGCATATCTAAATGGAAACCAATCCGCAACTTCGTACTCAAACGGTAACTTTCTTGTGAGAATTGGTAATATAGCAACCGGAGAACAAGGTCAAGCAACTATATCTATAACCTCTTCTGGACCAGGAATAACCGCGTATACCCAGACACTATCATTCAATAACTCAGATGGGAACTCCCCAACGTTTGATTTTAATGTACCTACATCAGCACACTCTCTACCCTCCGGGACATTAACCGTTACAGCATATTTAAGCGATACAGCAGGAAATATAGGACTATCAGTAACAGACTCTGTACCCTACACCAACATCGCCGGGATACTAGATCACACCAGCTACTTCAACTCGATGACAATTAATCGTTTTAGTCAAACTGTTTACCTAAGAGTTCGCTCATTAACACCAACTAACCTTAGCTGGTCAATATCAGATAACGCTACCCACATAACACCCTCCCAAACCTCCGGTACAGGCGCCGACTCAAGTGTTCCAATTAGTGTATTAGCTAATAATAACTCATCAGGAAGATGGGGGACTGTAAACCTGTTAGCAGGTAGTACCACTATTGATACCTTCTCTATATACCAAGAAGGAACAAACACAGGTACCGGCAGTGGTTGTATAGCACCGTTTGTTAAAATTTTAATGAGTGATGGATCTGAAAAATTAGCTGGAATAGTAAATGTAGGAGATGAAATAAAAACACAGCAAGAGAATAATTTAAAGTGGATCAACGCTAGGATAAGTGAAAAGAAAGTAATTAATAGTGATAGAATTAAAGTTTATATAGGAGACCAAGAGATAGTCGTTTCTCCAAAACATAGATTTTACGTAGATAATAAGTCTCAATACGTAGATGCAGATCTACTAGAAGAAGGAGATATTTTAAGCGGTAAAGAATATAAAGACACAGAAGACTATAACCCAGGAGATGTAATTAAACTAACAGTAGAACATGCTAAAACTTATATATCTAATGGAGTACTATCTCACAATACAAAAGGTATACTGTAAATAAAATATTGAATAAAACTATTTATAATTAAATAATATGTCAAGTCAAGGAACATTTGCTAATCAAGCACCAGATAGTGGATCTATTAGGGTTTTTTATCAAACTATAAATAATAAAGACGTAGTTAAAGCTGTAACAGTATCTGATGTTGATAAAGACGGAGATAATATAGCTATATCGTTAACTGAATTAGACACTATTACTTTACCTCTTAGTGCCTCTGGAGAGAATGTTGAACTTATTATAAATTCAATTAAACAGAAAAACGGATATCATTTTTTAGATGTAGACGATATAACAGTTGATAGCCTATCAGGAAGNTTAAATACTCCTATAGCTATTGCACCGTACTTAACAGAAACATTCTTCTACAATGACTATAATGCCACTATTAGTAACGCAGAAAAAACAAGAACTTCTTTTCAAAAGTATGACGTAGATAGATCAGGAGGTCAAACAAAACCAACAAATTATAACGCTATAGCAGGAGTTAAAACTATTACTTTTGGTGATATGGTTTATAAAAATGGAGACGGAATAGAAGAAACTACTTTTCAATCAATAGGACATTTAGCAACTCCAGCATCATCAGCATCGATGGGATTTATTACCTCCTCTGTGATTGCAGTTAAAGATGATGAAGACTTTACATTCAGAATAAATCAACAAGAATTAGCTGCTGCAATAGGCTTCCCACAAACCCCTGCAGTAAATGTACCTGATAGTTTTCATGTAGACGGAGGTACTTTGCAGGTATCAAGCTCATTACACTTGAGATTTTCTTCTAATAGTAACTTTACTCTATTGAGTGGAACCAATACCTCTCTTCTTTTAGCAGATCAAAGATACGAAAACGGAATAGTTAATTCTACAACTTTTGAACCAGTAGTACTTACTAATAATGCAGTTACTGTAGAAGGTAAATTAGGTGCATCTTTAAGAATTCCATCCGGTTCTTACGGCGGTAATATATACATGAGATTAGAACAAACCAATATATTTAAAAGTTCTAACGATCTTAGCCAGACCATTAACATTACACCAATACTATCAAATAATGAAAATACTGATAATTTTCTAAATGTTGGTATACATAGAGATTCCGATGAAGAGCAACAACCATACGCACCAAAAGCACCAGTACAGGATTCGAATTATACTTCTACCGGAATTGTAAACGCAAGATATAAAGGTACCAAGACAGATGAAAACGACTACTCAGGTATATCTCCCGCAATAGCAGCACAACCTTTTTCAGCATCTCTCTATAGCTTGAACGAAGATGATAATTTTATATGTTCCCAATCATTATCAGACAGAACTATAGAATCATTTCTGTTTATAGGATCTGATGAAAACCCAGGCGCAGGATCAGAAAGAGTAGGTTCAACCATATCTTCATCTTTTCCAAGCGGTAGCACAGACGACACTTTTAAGATTTTAGTATCAGATTTTAAATTTGGATCTACCCTGTCACAGGGAGATGTCCTAAGATTTACTTCTGGGTCAAACACAGAATTAGTACAGATACAATCTGCAGTCACAACAAGTACTTTGGGGCAAATGGATATTCAAATACAAAGACGATACGATAACGCAATATCTGCAATAGTATTTAACCCAGGAACATTAATAGATAGGTTTTCTGATACCAGAATATTTAAGATAGAAGACAGTAGGTTAATTGCATTAACAGAAAAAAAAGTGTGGGTAAAAGAAAATAGAACAATACTGAAAACAAGTCAAGCAGGGTACGTAACAGAATTAAGTACCACATGTACAGTATAAAAAGCTTAAAACAATATATTTATAATAAATAAAAAGTTAAAAAATGGGATACCTTAATAACTCAGTCGTCACAGTTGACGCAATCTTAACAAAAAAAGGAAGGGAACTTCTTGCAAGAGGCGACGGTTCATTCCGTATTACACAATTTGCACTTGCAGACGATGAAATAGATTACACACTATATAATACTTCACACCCTTCAGGGTCTGCATATTACGGTGAAGCAATAGAAAATATGCCTCTACTAGAAGCATTTCCTGATGAAAATCAAGTAATGAAGTACAAGCTTACAACACTTCCAAGAGGAACTGCTAAGCTTCCTATACTAGAAGCAGGGTATGCATCAATAACTTTAAAACAAGGGGCATCATTGACTATTACTCCACAGACTCTTAACTTCTTGGGAACTTCTCAAGCTTATGAATCCAGCGGATATACAGTCACTATAGCTGATGTAAGATTGCTTTCAAACTTCACCGGCGTAGGTATTAACTCAGCAGACGCAGAGAGATTGAATCAAACTACTACACTTGGTACAAACGTATCCAAAACAGTGATTGGTACTTCTATTAATCTATCTGCTACAACTATAAACACATTGTATGGGTCATCAAGTAATACTTTAACAAGTACTATAACTATTATAGGTAGAGACAGCGGAGCAAGAATTACTATTCCAATTAACATAACCAAAGTAAACTAATAAGATATGTCATTTAAACAATTCGATAATGAAGACGTAATAGTAAGTGCAGACTCTATATCATCAACAGTATGGTCAACTGATACATTTCAACTTACAACTTTCGAAACATCTTCAACGCAAGAAGCTGCAACAAGCGGAGATTACTACTTAAATGTGTATCAAACAGGTTCTAGCTTAGCAAATGCTACAACTCAATTTTCGATAGCTTACGGTCACCCAGATGGATTAGGTTCTAAACCATATAATACAAACGTATCCGGAAAATCTCCTTCTTCAACAGTCTATGGTCAATACAGAAATTTAGTATTAGGAGACGAGGAACAAGATTTTCTTTTTGGAGGAGTTAACTCTACTAAAGGATTTTACGCAATCACAGTTGATAGAGCTCGGTATAAAGAAAAAATAATGCCGGGAACATTCACAATGACCTTAGCAGATGGAGCACAAACTTTAGTATTAACAGATAATAGTAATCAAACATCAACAGTATCCTATTCAGACGCAGGAAGAGTTTACCAAATAATAACAGGGTCAGCAGGGGTAGCATATGATGCAGGAACCGGTTATTCTTTTACTAATAGCTACGTTGCATCATTTGGATTATTCCTCCCAGACATTGGAGTAATACTTTTAAACGCACAAGCGTTAGATAACCATTTACCGAACTTAAACTTTACAACAGGCTCTAATGACGTCAATGGTACGAATAACGGACTATTACAGAAGCGTATTACAAGTTTTAGCTTAAACTCTGAAGAAACAGTCTCTTCTAATTATGTATTTGTTAGAGTAAGAAACGGAGAATTTAATTATTCTAATAACCCATCTAATATAACAGGTTCAGGAGAACTACGACATAACTCAATGGTAAACAATCCACAGTCCTACATTACATCAGTAGGTCTATATAATGATAATAATGATCTATTAGGAGTTGCTAAATTATCTAAACCTCTTTTAAAAGACTTTACTAAAGAAGCGCTAGTAAGAATCAAACTTGACTATTAATGAATGGGTGCTTACAAAAAACTAAAAAAAGAAGATTCATANCTAACAACGTATGTAGCTCATAAAACATTCACAATCAGTGGAAGTGAACATGAAAGTTACGGAGTTGAAACATATATAGGTATCTCCGGTTCTGGTCAATGGTTACCGAGCGGTAGCGACTCAAGACTAAATGGGACCGATTACGAACACCATACACGTTTAGTTTATAATAGTATTCACCATTTATACTACGCAGGATATGACAACGGTATGCCAACTACTAGCTCTAATGAGATGTCAGGTTCAGCATACGAAAACTACCTGCAAAGTTCGTATACCTCTAATCAAAGAAGAGCTCAAGATGAATTTACTGTTATCTCTATACCAAGAAATCTATGTGGAGTTAACATAAACCCCGGCAGTGTTAGACTATCACCACCTACATCAACATCTGGTTCTAATTACGTATTCACAGCAAGTGATGCAACAGGTAACTACGCTTCAGAAAGTTTTGCAGAGGAAATAGACACACTATATGGAGGTTCCGAAGTATTGCAAGACGGAGAATACATAGAAGATGAAGGTACTTATATTAATGAAACTTTAGAAGAGTTCGTAGTTCCTGGATTTGATGATTATAAAACAACCCTTATAGATGATAAAAACGGTAACCTAATATTATCAGCATCACATCCTCCAAGAGTAGTAGGTAATGTGATATATTCACATGGATTAATTATTATTTCAAATCCTGCTATAGGTTCATATTACTCAAACTATTTCTCCGGTAGTTTAACTTGGCAATCATCACAACCTATTTATACATATAACTTCCATTGTCCGGTAAAGGAAGAGGAGTTTAACTTTACTTTAAATCCATCTGCGATAAAAGCTAATAGCGGATCCATCTCAGATAATATTTCAGGAAGTTACTTTGATCCTTATTTCTCGACAGTAGGACTTTATAATGATGCAAACGAATTGGTCGCAGTAGCAAAAATGGCACAACCAGTTCCGATGTCAGATAATAATGAAACAACAGTAGTCGTAAAATTAGATATATAACCATGGCAATAACTTTAAGAACTAACAAAGGATCAGCTTTATCTTATGAAGAATTAGACATAAATTTTCATGAGTATTTCTATTCTGCATCTGTCTCTTCAGACGGAAAACAATTATCACTTCACTATTCAGGTAGTAGTTTAAAATCTGCCGGTGTAACTAATATAGCATTAAATACATACACAGGTTCTTCTGAAGTAGCAGGAAATGTAAATCAATTTCAATATAACCTTGATGGAACAAATTTTGCTGGAGCATCTGGATTAGTTTATGATGCAGCAAAAAATGGAGTTGCTATTGGAACATCTTCTTTAGAAACAGGAGAAAAATTTAGAGTAGAAGGAGGTAATGTAGTATTAGATGATAGCTCTTTAGTAATAGCTCAATCAGCAGCATCAGCAAGTTTTAGTTACGGAGGTACTACAAAAGATTTAACAGTTAGAAACTGGCATGAGGATAATAACGCAGATGTTATATTTTTGACAAACGGACAAGAAGCGTTAAGAATAAAAGGTGATGGAAGTATTACACATAAAGGTGCTTCTAATTCATTAGGAGACTTTGTAATAAGTGGGAGTATTATATTTGGTAAAACTCATGAAGATACGTATAAATCAAAACTATTTACATGGGATTCAGCAAATCCTAGAATTGAAAGCAATACCGGAAACAACCTTCTTATAGGAAACGAAAGAGGGATTATACTAGAAGGACCTCAATCAGCACACGTTGTAATGGGTATACAATCAACAACAGGTAACGAAGCCTTTGCAATAATATCCGCTCCTCCAACTTCTAGTAACGAACCTACATACAATAAACTGGTAGCGAACTTTGCAGCAGATGGTAAAGTTGGAATAGGAACTTCAAATGGTCCTACAGGATATAAATTAACAGTAGATGGAAGTATATCAGGTTCTAATGGATTAAATATAGGAGGCAATACTGTAATTACTGGCTCTATAACAACTAATGCTACTTTAAACGTAAGCGGGTCAACAACACTATCAGGTTCAGTTACCTTAAATACAGTTGCTAATGCAGCTTCTGCCACAAATTACAACTATTTAGTTAGAGAAACAAATGGTTCTGTAGCAAAACAAGTTAATGCAGCACCAATACCTCAAGGAGGAATTATTATGTGGTCAGGAGCAGTACAGTCGTTACCAACTGGATGGAATTTATGTAATGGGCAAACTTACAATTCAATCGCTACACCCGACTTAAGAAATAGGTTTGTAGTAGGGTCGAATAACACTACAGGTACACCAACTACAACTATAAGTGGAAGCGCTGTATCCACAGGAGGTAATACCAATCACAATCACTTTGGCTCTACACAAGCACATACTCTGACAACCACTCAAATGCCACAGCATACTCACGCTTATAAGGATTCTTATTATATAGAAATCAATAACCCTGGAGTTGGACAAAACGGAGCGATAAATGGAGTAGATTATGTAGGCCCTACAAAGTATAAAGGAAGTGGAGATAGTGACAACGATAACAAATACGTTTATTGGAGAAACGGTACAACAGTTGCTAAAGGTAATAGCGGTGGTCACGATCACGGTATAACAACTTCATACCACGTTCCATCATTTTACGCCTTAGCTTATATTATGTATACAGGCTAATAAGCAAATTAGAGCGTATTTATAATAAAGTACTTTCAGAATGGCAATAACTTTAAGAGATGAAAAGAATGCTCCTCTTACTCACGAGGAAGTAGATGCAAATTTTAGATCGTTTTTCTTCACCGCATCTTTTAGTGAAAATAATTTATCACTACAAAGAAAAGATGGGGTAACAGTAAACGTTCCAATTGGTGGAGAAGCTTTTGCTGATTTCCAAGCAAACGGTGGTTCTATCGGAGACGTATACATAGCAGATAGCCAGGTTACGGGAAGTAGAATGATAATTGACTTGTTTCAAGGTCAATTTTACGATAAAACAAAAGCAATGAATTCCGACGGTGGTACGCTATCGTCTGACGAATGGTATATTGACTTTGACCCAGCTGCTTCAGCACCATATTATGTACACTTTGGATCTAATTTTGCAATCTCTTCAAGCGGATACCTTTACGCTTCAGGAGCAGTAATTGAAGGAGATATAACAGCATCATCTGGCCTCATAGGAGGTTTTAGCATCACCCCTGACACACTACATGGACCAACCACTTTAGGAATACCATCTTTTTATATATCAGGCTCAGCATCAAACACAGGTTACTTTATATCTGCCTCTAACTTTAACGTAAAGGGAAATGGAGATATCACAGGGTCAGCAGTATTATTTTCAGGAGGAACTATAGCAGGTTGGGAAATAACTAACTCACAAATTAAAAAATCTACCCATATAGTATTAGATGCTACAAATGAAAGCATTTCTATAAACGACTCAACATTTGGAAATAAAGGAATTCAGCTAGAATATAACAGTGGAACCCCAAGATTTTATGTAGGAGACGCAACAGGTAGTTTTGTTAAGTTTGACGGTACGAACGTAAGCTTATCTACAGCACTCTTAGAAATATCAGCATCTAATATAGAAATTTCATCTACTGAAGCATCTATGTCTTTAGGTACCGGAGGAGTAAAACTATTAGGTTCTTCTTCATCAATAGAAGTTGGATCAACTAATAAAGTAAGGATCTCCGGAAGCGCAACAGATGCTATGATTGTAGCAGGAGCAAAAACAGGTTTTGCTACTAATGATGCAGGGATAATAATGGGTATGGACAGTACTGTGCCTACACTGGATTTAACCAAAGATGCTAGTAACTATGTAAGGTTCAATACTACAAGTGGTGTTGATATTAAGACAGATACTTTTAAGTTAGACACAACTAATTTCGACATTGATACTTCAACACAAAGACTTAACATATTTAATACTTCATCTGCAGAAATTATAAGATTAGGAGAAATATCAGATGCTGCAGATGATTTATATGGAATCAAAATATTTAATGGTGCTGGTACTGGAAGTGCTAATACTATTGCAATGTTTGGCCAACAAGGTAATAAAATTGGAGGATGGGAAGTAACCGATTCACAGATTAGAACAGTACCTACCGCAGGTTTTGGCGGTACTTATGCAGAGGACGAAGTAGGATTAGTAATACACTCCTCAGGTAGATTAGAATCTTCAAATTTTGCTACCAACCTTAAAGGATGGAGAATCGATACCCTAGGTAACGGTTCCGCTGAGTTTGAAAATATGAGAATACGGGGTACTTTGAAAACCACTGTATTTGAAAAGGAAACAGTAAACGTGGTTGGTGGACAGTTAATGGTTACAAATGCTTCAACTATAGAAGCACTAAGAGATGCTGACGGAAATATTATTGCCGGTTCATCTTCTTATGCAGCAAATGCAGTTACTTTATCATTAGCTAACGTATCTGGATTTAAAGAAGGTGAAATATTAAAAGTAAAATCTGTAGATGACACCGGATTTAGCGTAGAGTATTTATACGTCTCAGGCTCTAAAAGATATTCTGAGGATTCAAGCTTATCGTACAATACAGGTTCTATTGATCCAGACGGACTAGCAGGTGAAATATACGTAGAGAGAGAGTTTGGAGGTATAGTTGCAATCTCTTCATCAGTATCTACTCTATCAAGTGACATACCAACAACATCAGTTACTGCTGTGCATGTAAATTCATCAGCAGGATTTAATACTCAGGATATTATTAAAATTGATGAAGAGAGATTAAAAATCACAGCAATTAATAGTACTGTACTAACCGTTATAAGAGGGTACCACGATACAGCAGCACAATCTCATACAATTGGAGATACGGTATTCTTGATTGATACCGATAAAGAATTTTTAGCTGGTTTAGTTTCTACAGCAAAAACATACACTGAAGGACAGGTAGTATTATCAACAGGAGTATATAATCCTGAAGAAGATATATCGTCGGGATACATATTAATGAACGCTAATCCTAGAGATATTTCTACTCCTTACATGGATATAGTAGAAAGAACAGGATCAGGTGTATACGACTTACAGTTAAGATCTAGACTAGGAGATCTATCAGGACTATCATCCGGGTATTTATACGGGAATAATGAACCAGGTTTTGGTCTATATACTGAAAATGGATTCTTTAGAGGTTCTATCACAGCAGAAACAGGATCTATTGCAGGTATTCTTCATGTAGCAACTGTAGCAGGAGGATTAGAAACCGGTCAAAAAATATCTATAGGTAGGGACGTTTCAGGAACTAACGACGGTATATATGTTAATAACAACAACTACTGGTATACAGATGGTGCTTGGAAAGTTGGTGGTGCAAGCAACTTTATTTCTTTAGATAATTTTACAGACGGTAACTTAGTAGTAAAGACACAAACATTTACCTTGGATACTCCAACGTTTATGATATCAAGTTCTCTAAACAGTGGAACGATAACAGCCGGTGCTTCTGCAAGTGCTATAACCAATACTACTGGAGCTGGTATATATATGGACGGTACCGGTAAGTTTAGGGTAGGTACACCTACAACAGGTAACAATTACATCTACTGGGACGGTAATACCCTTAATATAAAAGGTGCTATAGATATTACAGGAGGTACAGGAGCAACTCAAGCAGAATTAGATGCAGCTACTGGATCACTATCAAGTTCTTTAGCTGGAGAAATATCAGCATCTGACGCGGCTTATTCAGCTTCTGTTCTCGCAACAACAGATAATTTAGATGGGAAGATATTTACGGACAGTGCCGGTAGAGCAGTAAGGCCGCCAACAGCATCAGCTGAAGGACTTTATTTAGCTTCTACGAACTTAGGGTTCTATAAAGACGGCGAATGGAAAACCTATATGGATAATCAAGGAGATTTCTTCTTAACAGGTTCCGAAGGTAATAAATTAGCATGGGATTCATCAACAGGGACTCTAGAAATAGCAGGAGAGATAAATATAACATCAGGTAACGCAGCAACACAAGACTACGTAACAGGTAGTATTGACACTATATCAGGCTCTATTGCAACAGAAATATCATCATCCAATGCCGAACTTTCTGCATCAATAAGTGCTTCATCAGCAACATTACAAGATGGATTAGATTCTGCAAATAATGTAATATCAGGTAAAGCAACTATTTTTAGACAAAACGACGCACCATCAGCTTCTGGTAGAACTGTAGGAGATATGTGGATTGATTCTAACGATGGAAATAAAGTATATGTTTGGAACGGAACACAATGGGCTGTAACACCAGACGGAACTTATGACCAAACAGTCTTAATTAACTC